CATTGGCCCGAAGAACTTATAAGAGCTCTTGGATAGAAAGAAAGCCACCCTAGGGTGGCTTTTTATTGACTTTGGAAATTGTAGTTTACTGCTACTTGCTCTACACGGAAATGTCTATCTGCTATTAACTCATCTACGTATTTGTGAAAGTCTTCGATAGTAACATTGTCGTTGAGCCATTCAGTAGCCCAATCGTCAATCATCCATATATGATCAGTATATTGTGTTTTAATAGTGCGCTCTAGTGCTTTGGCATGGGTACTCAGCCCACCATATAGGAACACAAAATCAACAATACCTCCGCTGTGCGAGCAATACTGTTTATTTCGTTCTTTAGGATTACTGGTAATACCAAATCCTATGCGCCCAAAGGCACTAACAATAATATAGAAATAGTACATATTAAGGAGCCAAGTTTAAGATGTCATCGTCAAAGAACTCAACTAGATCATCATGTGTTTCTGTAATAGACTTTGGCAGTTTTTCTTCTCCACCAAATTTCTTATAGAGCTGTAGTAGTGCTTCTGCGTAGATGTCATCATTCCAGTCATCTTCGTAACCAAATTTTGCTTCGGTATACAGACGCCATACCTTTTTACAACTATCTGCAAACTGTGCCAAGTTACCAAATAGGCTTTGGATCAAAGCCGCTAGTTCTTCTTCAAGCTCTGCGGTTACTTTACACTTGGCAGGTTTAAACTTGCGTACAAAATCCCTATAGATAAAGAACAAGCTAACATGAATACCCTCGTAGTGAAAGTATTTGTTATGCCATGCACAGGCCATATCAATTTCATCATCTGACAGACCTTCAAATGTTGAAATGTTAGTAAATGTTCCTGGGTATTTTGTGTAATCACTGCCCACTTCAACCGGAAAACAATGATGCGTTTCTGCAATAGCTACTTTACGTTCTTTGGCAACTTCATCTAGATCAGAAGTTTCACCGTCAATACGTACAATATAAACAGCATTACGTAACTGCATATACTGACTTTGTTTTTTAGAGCCCTTACCATTGTGTACCCCAAACGCACGTCGAGCAAAAGCAAGACTATCTGTTTCTACATAATAGAAAGGAAACTTAAATGTGCGCCAGTCAGTGGTCCCAGGAACAAATCCTGCGTCAATTAAAGCGGCTACGGTACTGACAGTATGCTGACTGTTGATGCTAATGTACTTGCCTTGAGATGTCTTAATACATAAAGCAGGCTGTAATAGTGCAGGGTCAAAAATATCAGGTGGCGCAATACGATTAGCACAATGTTTCTCGTCTAATTCACGCTGAACGTCTTCGGCAATGTCAAGTAAGCCCAGCATCTCCATTGTAAACTGAGGAATACGACTAAGATCAAATACCTTGCCTTGCTCTAACCATGCTTTTTTAGTTTTCTTCCAAGCCGCATTTTTATTAAGTTTGTCCACGCGATCTTGTAGGTTAACAATTTTACCCGAGCCTTGCTTCATTGGGTTAATTTTAACCATAGGATTAGGTTTACGAACAACGTCTTGATAAGTTAGATTAAAAGGCATATTATGCTCCTGCTATAAATGATAGGCCGACCATGAAATAGATTGCAATCAATTGAGCGATACCAAAATGGAACATGGCCCAGATTACTGTACACCAACCTATCAATCTTAACATAGTCAACTCCTTGCTGTGATGTGTGTATTATACTGCCAAATAAATTAACTGTCAATCAACGGCGCATTCTGGCAATATCTTTGGCTTCTTCATCCGAAAAAATTGGAACTGCATTGCTTTTGTGCATAGTTCCGATCCCTTTGATTAGGGTACCAGTGTACACTTTATCGGGCGCCTTTGTACAAGCACCACCTGTAAACGGAAGACTGGCAATTTTTGGACCAGTATCACGAACATAGATGTTGGGTGCAGGTTTCCAAACTTCGCTGGTTAGTGCTTTTTTACGTTTCTTTTCTTCGGCTTCAATACCCTGACGTTTTAGTAGGGCTTTCCAAGACTCGTCCAATTCACGTGCCTTACGTGCTTCGTCAGCATTCCTAAATTTACGCTTACCTTTTTTCTTTCCCGTAGTACTAAGCCACGGACCTTCTAAGTGCATACTCATGTAAAAACTCCTAAATTTACACCAATAAATATAGTATAACATCAATTTAAGGAGTTGTCAACCATGGAAAATCTTCAAGGATATCAATGCGAAAACACAGATTGCGGAATAATAATTAAACAAGACGGGCGTGTTGAGTTCATTTATCCAGTTGTAGAAGCAGGTATTCCGGCAACAAAAAGTGTAGCAGTTTTTAAAGAAATGGTCACACTTATAAATGATCACATGTTGCACGAAGACGATGTTACAAATTTAACAGATTCCATTAGGATTCCCGGAGTTACGTTACATTAAAATACCAGATAATTTTTCTGGTAAATATGGTATATGGCACAATTCAAATACAAAGGTTTCACAAGTAAAGTAGCAGGCTCAAAAGTCTACGATGTAGGCTTGGCCAAGCAAGACTTACTAAATCACATCATGACCAAAAAAGGCGAGCGTGTAATGGCGCCCGAATTTGGTAGTATAGTATGGGATTACTTGTTTGATCCGTTGACTCCGGCTATAGAAAAAATTATTAGAGATGATATAGAAAGTATTATCGCACAAGATATTAGATTCACCAGTCTAGGCACTAACGTAGTTGAAGTTCCTAACGGATTTAGTCTATTAGTTCAGCTCTATTATATACCCGACGACTTATCAGATCAATTACTAGTTGAGTTTGATAGAACAATAAGTGAGACAAAATAATGGCACAAGCCCAACGACAAGATAACCTGTTTGCGGCAGAGGACTGGAAAGCAGTCTATCAAAGTTTCCGTAATGCGGATTTTAAAGCATACGACTTTGATACTTTGCGTGATGCAATGATCTCCTATGTGAGATTAAATTACCCAGAAGACTTTAACGATTGGATTCAGTCTAGTGAATTTGTGGCGCTTATTGACTTAGTGGCTTTTCTAGGACAAAACTTAGCCTTCCGTATTGACTTAAACAGTAGAGAAAACTTCATTGATACAGCCGAACGTAAAGAAAGTGTACTACGTCTAGCACGTTTCCTAAGTTACAATCCTAAACGTAACCTAGCTGGTTCTGGTTTATTAAAAATTAAATCAATCAAGACTACTGAAAATGTAATGGATAGTCAAGGTAACAATTTAGCAAATGCAATAGTTCAATGGGCAGGTGCTAACGATCCAGAGAGCTTTGAAAAATTTATTGCTATTATGAATGCGGCCTTGCCTGTAAATCACTTATTTGGTAGTCCAAACAAAAGCGGTACGGTTGCAGGTGTAACAACTCAATTATACGGATTGAACTCTGTTCCGGGCAATCAAGTAACTGTTTCATTTAGTGCTACAGTAGGCGGCGCCGAAGATAATTTTGAAATTTGTAATAGTGACTTTGAAGATTTGGCTTATTTTAAAGAATCTACCCCGGATCCATTTGCACCATGGAACATTATCTATCGTAACGACGGCGCAGGTAATACTAGTACCAATACAGGTTTCTTTTGTTTGTTTAAGCAAGGACAGTTAAACAAGACAGATTTATTAATTACTGACTACATGGAAAATCGCGTAGTTGATGTTGATATGAGCATGGTTAACGAAAATGACGTATACGTACAAAAAATTAACGATGATGGCACACTAGTTGAAACATGGGAAAAAGTTCCTAACCTAGTAGGTAATAACATTATCTATAACAATATCACACAAGGTCAACGTAAAGTTTATTCTGTTATTACTCGTGACAATGATATGATTAGTATCAAGTTTGGCGACGGTTTGTTCAGTGATGTACCACGTGGTATATTCCGTGTGTGGACTCGTACCAGCAATAGCCTATCATACACAATACGTCCAGAAGATATGAAAAATATCACTTGGGATATTCAATACTACGATAAAAGTGGGCGTCAACAATCATTAACAATTACTGCGGATCTTGAAGTTCCAGTAACAAATAGTAGCCCTGCTGAAAGTTTAACCAGCATACGTGAAAATGCCCCTGCCGTTTATTACAGCCAGGATCGTATGGTCACAGCACAGGACTATACAGTATATCCTATAACACAAAATAGTAACGTATTAAAAGTTAAAGCTATTAATCGCGTTCACAGTGGCTTTAGTCGTTATCAAGATATCATTGACCCAACCGGTACATATCAAAGTGTAGATATCTTTACTGATGACATGTACATATACAAAGAAAACACATATGATACCAGTTTCAATAAAGTTAACAACACTTTCTTTGTTAGAGATTTAATTGCCCAAAACATTGAAAAACAATTAACCAATGCAGAATTACTAAACTTGTTCTATGATAATTTCCCGGCTGTAGATTTTAATATGACCGACGGCAACGAAACACAATGGAAACGTGTAACATTAGGTTACGGGGTGTCCACTGGCTATTTTACCAAAGGTGGACTACCTATTAAAATTGGTACTAGTACTATTGGGAATCAAAGACAAGTTCAACCAGGCTCAATTTTAGAAATAGAATACGCACCATACGACGGATCTGTTGCTAGTGAATGGGTTGGTATTAGTAGTGTATTTGGTAATGGTCTAGGATTAGATGACCCGCTAGGTAACAGTTTAGGTATTAGAGCAGACGGCGCAGGTGTTGTTTCGTTAAACAAAACAATACGATCTGGTGCTAGAATTAAGAGATTAATTCCTGCATTTAAGAAGAAATTTACAGTTGCTGAACATGCGGCAATTAAAGAACAGTTAGATGCACGTAACACATTTGGTATCCGTTACGATTACTTAACACAAGCATTTAAAATTGTCAATAAGAATGATATAGGAACTAATGAGTTCTTTAGTTTAACTAATTCCGGTAATGCAGAAGGGCTGTACAAAGATAATAGCTGGTTAATTCAAGCATCGTATCAAGATGGCCAATATGTTATCTCTACTAAAGTATCTCGCTACATTGCAGGTAGTGTTGCCAAGGTACGATTCTTTAACGAAAACTTCCGTAAGACATTAAATGCAAAGCAAAAGAAAATTGAAAAAGATACAATCAAAATTCTTAACGTAAATCGTCCGCCAAGCGGCACCACATTATTTGAAAACGATTTTGTATTCAAGACAGATCGTTATTACAAGTATACAGACGGCTGGACAGATAACACAAAGATCATTATTGGCATTGCCGATGATAACAGCGATTATCTACCAGATGATCCTTATGCGTTCAGAGAAATTGTAGGCAACACCACAATTAATCTAGCACCAGTAACTGTTAACGGTATAACTTATGCTACTCCAAGTACTACTGGTACATCATATAGTGGTCGCGCAAATTTAAAAGCACAATGGCATCATGTAGCTGAAAGCGATCAACGTATTGACCCTGCACAAATTAACATTATTGATATATTTGTGCTACTAACAGGATATGAAACAGAATTTCGTAGATGGCTGGCAAACGGCGGATCTGCTGATACAAGACCACAGCCTCCTACTAGCGCAACATTGCTAGGAGAGTTTGCTGACCTAGAAACAGTAAAGACCAGTAGCGACACTATAGTATTCCGTCCAGCCAAGTATAAATTATTATTTGGCCCTGGAGCAGATGCTAGTTTACGAGCAAAATTTAAAGTAGTTAAGATGCCAGGTACAAATAGAACAGATAATGAAATACGTTCTAAAGTATTAACAGCATTAAATTCTTTCTTTGATATTAAAAACTGGACCTTTGGCGAAACGTTTTTCTTTACTGAACTAGCCGCATATATACATACACAGTTGTCAGGAGCAATTAGCTCTATTGTATTAGTTCCACAGGGAAGTTATACTACCTTTGGTGACTTATTCCAAGTTGGTGCGGCAGTAGACGAATTGTTTGCTAACTGTGCTACTGTTGATGATATTGAAATTATCACACAAATTACAGATATTAACATCAAGCAAATAAAGGCATAAGATGGATCAATTTTCAGCTAATCCAAGTGTACCTCCAAATTCTTCAGTACCAGGTGAAGGTAGTGGACAAGTAGCCAATACGTCTAGTAGTCAGTTTTTACCACAATATTACAATACCGATCTTAATAAGAAGTTCCTTACTAATACCTTAGATCAATTAACATCAAAAGGTACGCAAGAAGAAATTAATCTTTATGTAGGTAAAAAGAGTGGTACTGTGTACAAAGCAGATAGCGACTTTTATCTTAAAGAAACAAGACAAGATCGTTCTGATTATCAATTAGAAGTAGGTATAGTTACAAAAGATGCTGATGGTAACATTACATCTACGCTTACCTATGATGATATCATAGAAGAATTAAAGTCAAATTGGTCGTATACTAAACCAGATCAGTTTGATAGCGAATACTATTCATTTACCCCGCCAATTGATTACGATAAGTTTATTAACTTTACCAGCTACCATTGGATGAAAACTGGTTTACCTGGAATGATGATTGAAGGCAATATTAATATTGAAAACGATATCATCGGTAAACCTAGTTATACAACTCCAGTTCAACGTAACGGCCAAACGATTAATCTGCAAAACGGAATGAAGGTTTACTTTGTAAACTCTGAAACTGATCCGCAAGGTGTAGTAAGTCCAAGTTGGTTTGTAAGTGAAAAGACCCCGGTACTTACTACAGAATTTGGTGTACCGTTAATGACAATGGATAACGTTGAACTAATGAGTACTAACCCGGATGCAGAACCTACATACTTTATTGTAGAAGGTGTAGGCGATAGTATATTTTTAGTGCCAGCTGATCAATTTGATCAACGTATTCCTTATAGTCTATTGGCCCAAGTTGAATGGGATGCCGTTCCCTGGGATAGCAAGAAATATGATACTGCAATTCCTGCACCAGGCGAAAAAGAATATGTAGTAATGCAACGCGGGTGTGCAGATAGAAATGCTTGGTCGAGAATTAACCAATGGTATCGTGTTGAAACAATCAAAGATGTATATAACTACATTGGATTAAATCCTGCAGATTACTTAAAATTAGAATATAGAGGCAATCGCCCAATTATTGAATTCCATAGAGATATGGAGTTATATGATAGCGGTATAACGCAATTAGACGTATCAGCTGACCTAGTAGCATACAATACTAAAATAACCGACTTCCTAAACAAAACATCAGTTACTATTGATGGTATATCAGTTGTTCCTGGTAGTAAAGTTTTGTTTATTGATAGTCCTGATTCTATTATAAACAATAAATTAATCAACCTATACACTATCCCAGATGTTAATGGTGGTCCCGACATTTATCGTTGGCAGGAAGTTACCGAGTTTGGAACTCCGACTGTTGGCCAAAAGATATTTGTTAATAGTGGTGTATATTATAGATACAAAGAATTAACCTTTAATGGTACTAAGTGGTATTTGGGTCAAAACAAGATCACAGTAAACCAAGCACCTAAGTTTGTTCTGTATGATCATAAAGGTAATCAATTAAATTCTTATAGAGATAATGACTTTACTGGTAACACTATTTTAGAATATAAAACAGGTACCTTTTACGATAAAGAATTAAAAATCAATGTAACCATTGAAGATACTAACTATGACATAGTTTCAAACTCCAGTCCTTTTGCCAAGACATTCACTAATTTATTCTTTAATAATACATTAGCTGATTCTACTTACTATAAAAACAGCAAAGGTTTAAGAGATGTTATTCCTGGAAATTACTATTGGAAATATTATGACCGTAGAGCAGAAGCCAGTGCTTGGTCAAACGGATGGGTTAAAAATGCTGAGCCAGCAAAAACATATCAGCGCATTAGTAAACTAGTAACCGATCCTACAAGTCAAAATAGTGTAATGATTCCCGGAGACTCGTGGCCAAGTTATACTTACTCTGCAACGATTATTGACAACAAGATTAGATTCTATTGTTTGAGTAAAAACAACGAATGGGTTCCATTTGATTGGTCTAGTAACACTCTTGCATTTGGAGTAGGGTTTGAGTTCCGTATCATATTAAACACTAATGGGCAGTCAATGACCATTAGTGACATTGACGGAAACCCAATGTATGGCAACGGAGTTACAGTTCAGGAACCTACATTAATCGTGGGAAATCCACTTGCAGGTGGAGTATGGAAATATGAATGTAATGGTATAACAGGATTTATTAAAGTAGTTAATCCTAACACAGATACTCGTTCCTTTAAGGTTAGAATTAACGGAACGGACACTACCGAGTGGACTACTGTAAACACTGGCGGCAACATACAAGTTAATATTACTGCCACTCTAGCAGTTAATGACCTCATTGAGGTATTGTTTGAATCTGCATCATCAGCTGGTACATATAGTGTACACAGCACATTAGAAGCAAACCCAAATAACGAAAACATTGGTTCATTTACCTATAGCGAAATATTTGCTCACTTTAAATCTAAAGTAGTTAACCAGTACGGTTTTGAAGGTGCGGCATACGGTTCTAATAACTATTATCAAATTATTAAAGACGGTGGTACTGGTTGGGTAGCACAGCAACAACTTAATCCTGCGGTTAAGTTAGGTGTTCTATTGCGTGAAAACGAAACATTACCTAACAACGTATTACAGTACGGAGCAGAACAAAACAAATTATTCCGTCAAAAGTTTATTAATAAATTAACAAGTCTAGAAGCAACATTAGATGTACAATCAATGACTGTAAGAGACCTAGTAAGAGAAAGTTTAATTGCTATCAACGTTGGTAAAGGAAAAGATTTCCCCTTTGCATTTAGCGATATGCTTTATTATGTAGATACTGATGCCACATCAACAAGAACATATATTGCACCACAGACACATTATCTATTGGGTACAACTATTGATCCAGCTAGTCCATATAGAGACCATGTGTATGTATACGTAAATGATATTCAGTTATTAGTAGATCAAGACTATACATTACAAACAGATCGTGTATTAATTACTGCGCCAATCAATGATGGTGATAGTGTTAGACTTTTAGTATTAACTAACTTGGGTAACTGCTACGTTCCTGCCAGCACAGCCAAATTAGGTCTAACATCAGTATATACTCCTGAACTATATTATGACAGTACCAATGATACTGACTTTATAATTTGTCATGATGGCAGTCAGATTGTGGCCTTTGGTGATTATAAAGATGCTGTAATTTTAGAATTTGAAAAGTCAATCTATAATAACATTTATAGTAAATTTAGACATGCAAGAAACAAATGGTTAAACATAGAGCCAGGACAAAATAGACCAACACAATACAATCCAGAACAACGATTAAGTTATGTAGGTGACAAGTATCGCCTATGGCGTTTGCAAAACTCTGTGTCAGATAATTCTAATGCACAGTTTTATCAAGAAGAAAATCCTTTTACATGGAACTATAACGGAGTTAGTTGGAGATCAATTTACAGATATCTATTTGATACTGATCGTCCACACACCCATCCTTGGGAGATGCTAGGGTACACTATTAAACCTAGTTGGTGGGATACGTATTATAGTTGGACTGATGTAGGCCAACGAGCCGCCCTAATTAATGCTATCCGTTCCGGAAATATTGCAGAGCCACCGCATATCAGTATTGACGTTAACCTAGTACGACCAGATATTGATATTCCTGTAGATAGTTTTGGTAATCTGCTAGATCCTGTTAGCGCATACATAGTACCTGCACCAAGTGCTGAACAAGCACAAGCAGATTGGGCCTTTGGCGCACTAGGCAATCAAGAAATGGCATGGGTAAGAAGTAGTGAATATCCTTGGGCATTGTCACAGTGGTTCTACTCTGCTAAACCAAACCAGTGGGTAGAATCATGCTGGGAACCAGAAAGTAATGCAGTCGACAGTTATGGCACACAAGAAATTTATGATAGTCTAGGCCGTAGACCACACTTATCAGACCTACTGTTCCATAGAGAATACCGTAACGGTTCTTTTAATGTTAGATTGGGTTTCCAACATATATTAGCGGAAAACTTAATTCAAGATAGCAAAGACCTAGCTACAAATTTTTATAATAAGATTCGTTATGCTGGATCACAGCTACAATTAAAATTAGGCGGATTTGCCGATAAGACTAATTTAAGTTTCCTTGCTGATACACTTAAAGTTCAGCAGGGCAGTAACTTTATTCCAGAAGAAGATTATCAAGTTGTACTACACAAAGGCAGTACCTATAGAGAGTTTTTCTATAGCGGTGTTAAAGTAGTATACAACGGCACAGGTTATGCAGTACACGGGTATGATTTAATCAACCCATACTTTACAGTATATCAACCAAAGAATTCTACACGCTATAAAGATATTTTATATAACGGTATTAAAGTTAAAGAAGCAACAGATTGGGAAGTAACCCCGGTAATAATTGACTACGGTTACACATTTATGAGTCGTCAAGCAGTATGGAACTTCTTTGTCGGATATAACAAGTATCTAATAGATCAAGGAATGATATTTGACGAGTACGATAGTACATTGGGTGCAATTAGAGACTTTAACCTAAGTGCTAGACAATTCCTATTCTGGAGCGAAAGCAAATGGACTGCTGGTTACAGTATTTCATTAAGTCCGTGCGCCAATCAAATTATTATAGACAGCGCAACTGGTTGGGTCGAAGACCTTAATGTAACTGTTAGAGGTTATACAAACATTTTAGACAAAGATCAAAATGTAATTCCGGTTAGTTCTATTACGTTCAATAGATTAGAATCTGGTCGCAACATTATTAATACACGTAACGCATATGATGGTATCTATGGATTACGTTTACGATTTAGTGAACTAGAACATCTAGTGGTGTTTGACAACCGAACTATTTTTAACGACATTATATATGATCCGCAATATAGACTAAAGCAATATCGCTTTAAAGTGTTAGGTACACGAACACCAAATTGGAACGGCCGTCCTAAAACAGCTGGCTATATGGTATATGGCGATACTATCATTAGTAACTTTGATAGAACAGTTAGTGATATTAGTGATCGTTATTTTAGCGTTGAAGGTAGTACACAGAATAAGAGTTTAGTTAATACTGCTCGTCATGGTATCGGTATACAACAAGCAGATTATCTAAAAAATATTTTATTAGATCCTAGCGTATCATTTGAATTCCAACGAGGCATGTTACATCAAAAGGGTACACCTGCGGCCTACGATAAATTGTTACGAACAAAGAGTATTGATAGTAATCTATTAAGCAACACTAATTTAAAAGTAAGTGAAGAATGGTTATTTAAGTTAGGTGACTTTGGTGCAATTGACACATGGCAAAGCTATGAATTAAAATTACGTCAACGTGATATTCTAGACGACCAAAAACAACTGTTTAGAATGATTCCGTTATACAATTCAGCTACCAAGACAACTAATAGAGATTTGGCAACAGACCTAGTAGTTGACCTTACACCTGCAGATACTCGTTGGGTATCTAAACCAGGTGATGATAATCTTGTATTTCCTACACGACCATTAGATCAAATTACAGATACAATAACTGAAGTAATTTACGAAGACTTACCTAGCGCAGGCTTTGTGCGTTTAGATCAAGTTGACTATACCGTAGACAATCCAGCAGATTTATATACTATATTCAATAAACTAACAGACTTTACAGACATACTTAATTGGACTGCTACAACCAGTTACAAGATAGGCGATACTGTTCGCAATGCAGGCTATGTATATACAGCCGCAGTTAATCATGTATCCGGCGAAACATTTCAATTGGCAAATTGGACAATTAGCAAAGAGCCAAGTATTGTTAGTATATTAGTTGGTAACTATGTCTATACCAATTGGCAAGTATTGCGTAGTCAAGATAAACAATTAGCCATTACTGCCATTGAATCATATGATGAAACATATAGCATTGACGGAGTTACTAGTCCTACTTTACCAAGTACTGTTACTTTTGCTTATCCACATAATTTACAAGTTGGTGATGATGTTATGCTAGTCAATACTGACAGCAAACCAACCGCTGATGGATTTACTAAAGTATATAAAGTAATTAACAATACTACTATTGTTATTGAAACTCCTACAACTACTGCTGGCACGCAAGGTAAAGTTATACCATTTATGCCAGTAAGATTTGCAACTGAAGCCGCAATGACAGCTTCTTTAACTGATCCTCGTTATGTATGGAATGACATTACTACTGATAGTACTGCCACAGAGATTAGTCAATTGGCATTTGTTGACTATTCTGCATCAGCACACGGATATAAAGTATTCCAGTGGAACGAAGGAAGTAATCCAATTGGTAATACATTTGTTCCTTACGAAAGATTTGATACAGTAGATGTAGAACAAGAAATGGTAGATTCTAAAAAGATTCACAGCATTAGTATCTATGATAGAACTAAGAATAGAGTAATTGTAGATTTAGAACTATGGGATCCTTATAAAGGATTTATCCCTAAGGCGGCCGATGTAGAAATTGACATTAAGAGTCCAATAGACGAAGCCAAATATACTGACAGCACAAATCCTTTCCGTCAACTAGATCATTTAGCACCCTGGGGTGCCGAACAACTTGGATCAGTTTGGTGGGATCTAAGCACAGTAAAATATGTTAACTACGAAAGTGGTAGTTTAGATTATCGTCAACAGAACTGGGGTAAATTATTTACAGGGTCAACCGTAGATGTATATGAATGGGTACAAAGTAGTGTAGATCCTATTGCATATAACGATGCAGTTACTAACAGCAAAGAAGTTGACGGTAAAGTACCAACGGGTACTGCTAAGTTTGTTAATAAGAATGGGCAGAACTGGGCCAGCTGGTCAACCGAAGTATACGTAGATGATTTAAATGTTACTCATACACGTTACTATTTCTGGGTTAAGAATTTAGATACCGTTCCAAACACTAGACCTGAACGCAAGTTACCGGTTGCCGCAGTATCAAACATTATTGCTGATCCTGCTAGTATTGGGTTGAGCTGGTTTGCTCCTATTAGCACTGATGCGTTTATTGTGAGCAATGTAAAGGCATTGTTGAATAACGAAAATACAACATTACAAATTCAAATTAAGAATGATGATACCCCTGCACATAGTCAATGGATGTTATTGCGTGAATATGATAATAACACAGGTATACCGGACTGGTTACATCAACGTCTTAAAGATAGTTTATCTGGGTATAGTTCTAATACCAGTAATACTACTTGGGTAGAATATACGTATGGAACAATATATCATGCAGGCGATGTAGTTAAAGTTGGCGAAGATTATTATAGAGTATTCCGTACATTCCAACCATATGAAGCAAGTGTCGTAACAGCAATCAATAAAAAGCCAATGTATAAGTTAGCTGATTATGAACTGTTACCTAATAATGTTATTAAGTTAAGTCAACATATTGAAGTGCCAGACAGTAGACTAAATGAGTTTGATCGTTACGGTAATCGTATTCGTCCTACACAACAAACGTGGATCAAAGATCGTGCCAATGCACGTAAAAATTTAGTTGAAGCGTTAAACACATTATTACTAGAAATTGATCTAGTACATGAAATACCATACTGGAATAAAGTATTAGGTACAAGTTTCATTAGAGGTAGTATTACATATGACTTAACTAAATTTTGGTCATACTATGATTACACTAATACAAACTACGAACCTACTAAAACTATTTTATATAGTGTTGATAATGAAGGCCAGTTAGATGCTATTGTTAATTTACTAGTTGATGGTGATTATGTAGGAGTTGGTACTCCAGTTAACGGACAGTATCCATTAGTATACGAACGCTACAATGATCAATTTACAGTACTATATAGACAAAATGGTACTATCCAATTTGACGAAACTTTATTTGATAGTTATATTCAACTTGACATTTGGGATTTAGGTGGATGGGACTTTAAGGCATGGGATAGTGAACCTAGTCAAGAACTAGAAAAAATTCTACAGACATTCCGTGATGATATTTTTGTAGATACATATCAAAGTTATTACAACCGTTTATTCTTTGCCATGGTTAAATTTATCTACACAGAACAAAATAATGTAGATTGGATTGCCAAGAGTACCTACTTGCACATTGACAACTTAGAAATTGCAGGATTAAGTCAATTACCTTATTATAAAGAAGATCAAATAGAACATTTTATTTCTTATATTAACGAAGTAAAACCATATCGTACCAAATTACGTGAAGTATTTGATACTCGTAGAGTAGCGGATGAGATTTCAAGTACAGGCGAAGACTCCCACTCTACTGAAATACATATTAAGTTTAATCGTACCGGAAGAGTTAATAATGATAGTGGTGCCGGTAGTGCAGGTGACTTCTTAGTACCAGTACCTGGATTTGCGAACCAAGTTTGGGGTGCTGTGATTAATGACTACGAAATTCCATGGGACGCTACATTGCCCGCTATGGACCCAATTAACCGTTATATGTTTATGGGCAGTGAGTTTGGGGTACCTGCTAGCGAAATTGATGCAATTTTAGATGGACATCGTAATTATGGACAGGCATTAACTGACGACGGTTGGGGTGAAGAAATTGCACCTATAACAGCAGGCGATGTGTTAGAAATTGATGTACAGACTAACTATCCTGGAGAGGTATATTCTTTTAGAATCTTCAAGAATATTGTACACCAGTTTGAGTTCTCCCGTATTGCTAATAGTGCTAAGACTACATTAGTAGCACCGCTAGCAATTGATGATACAGAAATTGAAGTAGCAAATGGCTCAGTGTTTGGGGGTGTAGACTTTATCCGTCAGCAACCAGGCGTAATTTTTATAAATGGTGAACGTATAGAATTCTATAGAAGATCAGGAAATACACTACATGACGTTGTCCGTGGAACGGGCGGTACGTCAGTTTTAGCGCATCCTTTTGGTAGTAAAGTAATAGATGCTTTACCACGCGAAGAGATTCCTATGATTACAGGAACTCCGGGGAACATTGGTTTCAATGACCCAGGACAAACGCTGAGAGATAGTACTAACCCGTTAGCTGTATTCATAACAGCAAAACAGGGTGATTTATTATAGGTAAATAAGACTATAATTGAGGATTGAACATGTTTTCGAATAAAGAGTTAGCAAACCTTAGCGCAGAAGGCCATTTAAAGATCTGGGATCCAGAATCCAGTGACATTCTTGTCAACCGACGCAATGCTATTAATCCAGAAAATCTTAGCATTGCTATGGTTAATATGCTGGGTAACAAAAATATACATTCAATGTATGAAATGCACTTTGGCAATGGTGGAACTATCATTGACAATCTAGGTGTTATTTCTTATAAAACACCGAATGTAAACGGTCAATCAGAAGACCTGTACAATCCTACTTTTTATAAAGTAATTGATGCTGAAAGTCCACTAAACACAGATCCTAATAAAAATTACATGACAGTTGAACATATCAACGGTACTAACTATACTGATTTGATTGTCAATTGTGTATTAGATTATACTGAACCTAGCGCAACTGATGAAGTTTTTAACCTAGCAGGAGTCGCACAATCCGCGGCAGACAATGCGGCAGATTTTAATGGTTCTTTTGTGTTTGATGAAGTCGGCCTTAAGAGTAAGGGCGCAGGATTAAATGAAGGGTTGTTGCTAACACACGTTGCTTTCCACCCAGTTCAAAAATCAGCTAATAGATTGCTTCAAGTTCGATACACAGTACGAATTAGAGTAGGCTAAAGTTAAGTAAAAGAGGAAATTACAAATGGCATATGATGTCAACAAAACAAGTGGCTCGTTATTAACAACGATTCCAGATGGTACACTAGACGTTAGTACTAGTTTACGCTTGCTAGGTAAAAACTATGCTGGCTATGGCGAAATTATGGCAGAGAATCTAGTAGCAATGCTAGAAAATTTTAATTCTGCCGCGGCGCCAAGTAATCCAATAGTTGGTCAACTTTGGTACGATACTGAGTCTAATCGACTAAGTGTATATGACACCATTGGCCAATGGAAAGAATTATCACAGCTAGTAGCACAAGATACTGAACCAAGTTATACTGGTCGTAGAACAGGTGACTTCTGGATGGATACCACTACAAAACAATTATACATGTGGACTGGTACAGAACATGTACCAATTGGGTTTGCTGGATCCAATACTACTGCTCGTGCAGTTAAAATCCGCGACACTGGTAACAATCTACATAATGCCATTAAGATTATTGTAAGTAATTCAATCATGGCGATTATTAGCAGTGATGCAGAATACACACCAAACATAAGTGAAAATTTAGGTGCAGAGTTTGCGGCCATTGGCCCCGGTGTTAACTTACCAGTACGTGCTAATGTTAAATTCCGTGGTATTGCAGTCCAAGCAGAATTTGCTGACGTTGCCGAGATGTATGAAGCCGACGTAAATTATACTCCGGGTACAGTTGTTAAAATTGGTGGCGATAAAGAAATCACACAAACAACAGATGCAGATGATACTGATGTATTTGGTATCATTTCTGACAATCCAGCGTACTTACTAAATGCAGGTCTAGCTAGAACAAAATTAGCATTACCGGTAGCACTAGCAGGTCGTGTTCCAGTTAAAGTGATTGGCCCAGTTAAGAAGGGCGATCGTCTAGTAAGTAGCAGTACACCAGGTACAGCTAAGGCAAGTTCTAAACCAAACGCATTAGCTATCATTGGTCGTGCGCTACATTCGTCAGACGAAGAAGGTATTAGAACTATAGAGGTTGTGGTGGGAGGTAAGTAATGGCCTTTGGTGATCTACACACCTACGTCGAAGCGTCCGGTTGGAATGCTTTGGCTAATAATATTAATAGAGTGTTCAGTGATGCAACACCTAACTCTGCTCCTTCGACTGATCCTACAACACAGGCAAATTACAAGTTTGGTTGGGGTAATACATATGAGGCAGATAATGTAAATGTCGGTGACTTAATTGAAGCATCAGTATTTAATAGTGCAATTGACTCCGTTAGTGTAGCAGGACATGTAACTGGTGATATACCAAGCCAAGTATTCTTTCAACGTAGAGCTGTACATGAAAAGATTAGTTTAACTGATAGTGCATTAGGACAAACCCTACAATATTATACTGATCAAATTACTGCACATAAAAATACACTAGCACCATATCACGGAAGTGTTACTACTCCTGTGGGCGGTATTGTAACACGTAATACTCCCTGGAGATATTATATGGCGGCCAGCTTTCAAGTTAATTTTGATAGCTATGATAAATTACGTTACTTTTTTAATTCGGGCGGGCAACTACAAATAAATCCTACAGCAGTCGGTGGCACAAGCCAAGGTTATTTAGATTGGAAATATCTAGTGGACCAATGCGGTGCTATTAATATTGGAGTTAACGGATCAACTTGTGTTGGCTCTATTGGCATTCAACCTCCGGGCATGGATAACCTTTATGCGTTAACACAAACCTATCAACTTATGTTAACTGCTAAAGCAAACTTTGGTGGCAATTATGGCGGATACGGTTATGGCGGATATAGTGGCTACGGTGCTTATTCCGGAATTCAAATTAAAGTATGGGGTAGACTAGTTGGTAACAATACCCTATTGATTAAACTTATTTTTGATAATCGAGCATTTAGACATTGGATTGATGGCACTACTGGATTCCAAGTTACGTATCGTAAAGCAGATCCAGAAACTAGCTTGCAAAACCAAAATGTTATATTTGATATTGATCCCCCAAACAGTCTAACCATTGTTAATACTTTTGACACTGGTGCAGATGATTCGTAATCATAAATAAAACACTAGTTTAATAAACAGGTTGACTTTAACTAGATCAACCTGTTATAATTTTAGACACTGACTCAGAGGTTTTATTAATGGATATCCGATTACAAGAAGCACTTGACTTTAGCAATTATCGACTAACGCTAAACACTCAACTAAACAACCTTAAGATTAAGTTAGCCAGCGACTTAATTGTTACATACCAAAATGGTGTTTTTACATCTACGGTTGAAAAATTAAACACATTCAATCATATTACTTCAGATGAATTTCCATTCATTGATGATAATGGCATTCCTATTCTAATTACAAACTTACCTGAGTTTTATAATGTTCTTCGAGACCGATATCAAAAGGCAATGAACAACTATTATATTGAATATAACAAAGTTTCTAAGTCTAGAAACATTAAAAAAATTGTCGACTATAATGAGTGATTTAGATCGTGGCATTGTTATGTTTGCCTATAACAATGATAAAATTAGTTACGATAGGTTAGCAACAATATGTGCGCTAACAGTAAAATCTAACCTTAAAAATAACAATACCACCTTACTAACTGATGGTGCAACATATAAAGCATTAGAAGAAACTTGTCCCAAAGAAATAAGAGACTACGCATTTGATCAAATTATAGTAGAGGATGTACATCACGAAAAGAATACTAGAGTGCATCATGATAGTATTGATGTAGAATTCTCAACACAATTTAGTAACACTAACAAACACAATGTTTACAATCTTAGCCCGTATAATCAATCGTTGTTATTGGATGTGGATTATCTATTAGGTTCTAACTGTTTAGATTTATTATTTGACACTGATTATGAACTAGCATTATTTAGAAATGCACACGGGCTACGAGGTAATGATCCACATAGTAAAGAACAGCGTTTACACCCATTAGGGATAGACATGTGGTGGAGTACAGTTATCTATTGGCAAAAGACTGATTACAGTAAAAAGTTTTTTGACATGTGGCACCATGTAAAAGAAAACTATGATTATTATAGATTCTTATACAAGTTCCCCGGCACGATGTTTAGGACTGATTATGCATCAAGCATAGCAATACACATTTTAAATGGGCAAGTTGAAAATAACTTAACCTGTAACATTCCTCCTGGTAGTATGCGCTACATGGATCAATTAGATGATATATTAGAAGTTAAAAAGGATAGAATACTTTTTATGGCTAGTATGGTTCCTGATGTTAGGAAAAATATTCTAGTTAACATGAAGGGTGAAGACATCCACGTCATGAACAAAATGGCCCTACTGCGCCATTACAACGATTTCCTAAACAAATATTATTATGACTAAAAAAGGTATTATTACATTCGCTGACCCAGAGTACATAGGCCAAGCAAAATTACTAGCATTGTCGGCAAAAAAGTTTAGTAACTTGCCTACTACATTAGTAACAACTAAACCAATTACAGCAGAAGAATTTGAAGGGATTGTTATGGTTCCTGAGCCATTTGCCGAAAGAGGAATGATTACAGCGATCCAGGCATCCCCCTACAATCAAACAGCATTTATGTATGCTGACACTCTAGTACTGAGTGACATCAATGTACACTTTGATATGCTAGACCATCATGATTTAGTTTTCACCAAACCTGTTGATTATAAATCACAACGACTATCCAGTGACTTGTACGAAAATCGCAAACTAATAACCAAGAACGACTTGCCTGATGTATGGGCTAACTACTTCTTGTATAATAAAACACAAGAATTATCTGATATGTGCGGATTGCTATACCTAGTATCAGACCATTGGAAAGAAATCAAAGACCAGGCTTGCCCGGCGTATAGTAACGATGAAGATATGCACTTACTATACAATACTATGTTATCTGCGGCACTAAAGTTAAAAAAACAAGATCCATTAGACTATGGAATTACGTTTACTAACATGAGTAAACAAACAAACAATACCAATATCCCGGACCTTGCATTTAAAGATTGGTATACATTATTATCATTCTGGGCAACAGATGACAAGCACATTAAAGTAGGCGACTACAACCAAACAGGAATATGGCATTACTCTAACAGTTTTTATACTCCGGAGTTTGATACTGCTATTAGAAAGTTATGTTCGAATTAACATCTGAGTTTTTCAGTACTGTTGAAGAAGTTAAATCTAAGTTTTATGTATTCTTTGACATAGACTCGGGCCAAATCCGCGACATAATTAAACAGCCGTCCGTGGACAAATTAAAAGAACCATATATTGATGTACCTGTGGATCACGAGTTAGTTACTGCGGTAATGTTAAACAAATTAGCAGTAACACAATTAATTGTTGCGTTTGATAAAGACACTGGCCTTAGAAATTTATTTAAAAAAGATAATTATCTTAGACGTATACAATACGAGAATAGTGCGTTATACAAAGTTAATCAAGTAGACGAAGCAGTTATAGGAACTCAAGTATCGTTGTTTATATACACTAAAGACAACCTAGCAGAACTAACAGTACATAAGGAAAGCCTAGATGGATTCTTATCTATTGTCAACACTAATAATTTAATGTATGATGGTTACGACAATATGGAATTTTATATTGTTAATGCAACTAATCCATTGAAGCTATATGCTACTATAAGAATTCCAACAGAAGAATTGATAATAAAAGAAAGAGTACTATTCAATGTAACAATTCCTACAACTGACATAGTAATCTATACTAAAAGAATTTTCTCATCATATCAAACACAGATACTTGATCACAGAGTAGAAACTGCACATATGGTTAACAATCAATCGGCACAGTATTATTCATATGATATGGGAAATTATCATATTGGCCTAAATATTACAGATGATGGTGTACGTGTACATAGTAACATTGTAGACCCGTATAAATTTTCAATATTTGATCATGTTGACTTGCATGTGGTTAAGAAAAGTGATCCCAGTTATTACATAAAAACAATTAGACTATCACTTGATGATATCAAAAACAAAAATGTATTTGATATTGATCAACACCTAGATGTTAGCCATACCCTATTGCATGACAATCCATATATAAGAGTTACATTACAATGAAATTACCAATGACAGAATTTGACATAGTGTTTATCAGCTATGACGAACCAAATGCAGATTATAACTATGCTGACCTGCTACGTAAAGCACCGTGGGCTAAACGCAGTCACGGAGTTAAAGGATCAGACGCTTGCCATAAAGCCGCCGCAAAATTAGCAGAAACAAAACGTTTCATTACTGTGGATGCTGATAACATTGTACGCGAAGACTTCTTTAATGCAGAGGTAGATTTGAGTTCAGTCAATGAGAATGATGTTATTTCCTGGGCCGGTAAGAATGTAGTAAACGGATTAGTATACGGTAACGGCGGAGTTAAGTGCTGGCCAGTTCATGTAGTAGAACAAATGAAAAGTCATGAGGCCGCAGAAACAGCCAGCTCACAAGTTGATTTTTGTTGGGACATTAATTATGTTCAAATGAATAATGTCTACAGTGATGTAATGAATAATGCTAGTCCGTTACAGGCTTGGCGAGCTGGATTTCGAGAAGGGGTAAAGATGAGTTTGGTTGGCGGTGTTACTGTTGACCCACGTGAAATGAAAAAACGTATTCATTACAAAAATCATCAACGTTTATTAGTGTGGTGTTCAGTAGGTGAAGATGTACAAAATGGATTATGGGCCATGTACGGTGCCCGATTGGGTTGTTACTTAACTAATCTAAAAAGAAATGAGTTTGATTATATTAATGTACGTGACTTTGAATGGTTAGTAAATTACTTTAATCAAACAGTATTACCATCAATTAAGGGCGAAGAAGATTTACGTAATAAAACACACCAACTAGGAATTATACTACGACAAGAGTTAGACCTAGACATTGCTAATTTAGATACCTTTGGCAGTAAATTTTTTAAGAGCACCTACGTTAATCCAAATAGATTGGGTCCTATGATTAGGGAAACGCAGGTTCTAGCAGGAGTAGGTGACGATAATGAATAATATTCCAGGATACATAACTGATGAAGAATGTAGAGTATTACACGAGCTAGCGGCTTCTTGCAACAAAGTTGGAAGTATCATAGTAGAACTAGGAAGCCTTCATGGTAAAAGTTCTAGTATTATAGCCAAAGCCGCGCCACTGGCTAAAGTATATTGTATTGACCCATGGTGGGGTAACGATAGTAGTGTTCCTAATATAAACATAGAAGTAGCAAAGAAAAACGGCTGGCCAGTACCAGGTACAAAAAATACTATATTCACATTTCTAGACAACACACAGGATTGTTCTAACATAGTACCAGTAAGAGCAAACAGTCCTACGGGTATCGAAGATCTTAAATTAGATGTAGATATGGTATTCCTAGATGCCGCACATACTAATCCAAGTGACAAAGTTAATATTGATTTTTGGTTACCGCAAGTTAAGTCCGGAGGCATATTTGCCGGACATGATTACACTGATCAATGGCCAGATGTTAAACGTAATGTAACTTATTTACAAACAAAATTAGGCAAGGATGTAACTAATCCTCCGCACACAAGCATATGGTATTTCTATGTATGATGTATTCTTTCTAACAATGGGAGAACCTAGAGCCTGGGAAAATTTACATAGGCTTAAGGAAAAATCTAATCCCAAAGTAGTTTCTGATGTACTAGGTTATTATAATGCACATAAGGCCTGTGCAGATCAATCATCTACAGATATGTTTTACGTAGTAGATGCAGATGCGTGGATAGTAGACAACTTTGAATTTAATTATACTGCTACAGCAGAACGGGTGCATGTTTGGCGTAGTATAAATCCTATTAACAATTTAAAATACGGCCACGGAGCAGTAAAACTATTCCCCAAGAAAGCATTTACGCAAGTTGAACCAAAGGTTGACATAACTACTGGTCTAGGTGGTATAATTGCTGTACAGCAAATAAGCAACGAACATAGATTTGACTATGAAGCCTATAACACCTGGCGTACCGCATTTAGAGAATGTGTTAAGTTATCATCTAAGGCCATAGAGTTCCAAATTGAAATAGCCACAAATTATAGACTAGCGGTGTGGTGTAATATGGCTAAACCATATCATGCCTACAGTCAGTTAGCACTACAAGGTGCAAGAGCAGGCCGTGATTACGGAGAGACAAATAAAGGTAATATAGAAGCTCTACAACTAGTTAACAACAGCGAATGGTTAAAGGAACAGTATGACGCAATTTAATGCTTACCATTTAAGTTGGTTTGCTGAAGAACTAAAAAATGCAGGCCTAATACAAGTAGACTATAGCAAGTTTCATAAATGGTATACAACTATAAATGATGGCCGTCATGAAGAGCCGCAAGATCCAGTATATCTATTTGCGGCATACGATGCCTTATCAGAATTTTGTAATGATGGGATATTCGGTAAGGTTATAAGTTTAATAGAAGACTATCCAACAGTTAATTGGGTAGACGCATTAAGTCGTTTCCAAATACGTAGTAAAGTTACTGCATATCAAATACTAAAGTTATCCGAAGCAGAGCTTAAAGATATTTGGGTAATGGGTGGGTGGATTGGAATACTACCATTGTTGATTGTTCGTAATGAACTAGACTACAAGCACATTACTAGTTATGAGATAGATGATACTGCCAACAAAGTAGCAAGAAACCTTATAGATCCGAGGCAATTCACGTCGGTTTATCGCGATATATACACCTTAGACTATACAAACTTTTCAGGGACTATCGTGAATACTATCTGCGAACATTTAAATGACTTTAAAGGATGGCAAAAATCAATTCCATATGGTACCCTAATGTTACTCCAAAGTAATAACATGTATGGCATAGATGATCATTGTAATTGTGTTAATTCGGTTGATGAGTTTCTGCACCAAATTGAATGTAGGGAAGTTATACACACAGAAACCAGTACCTATAGCGATCTCGGGGATCGCTATGAAAGGTACACGGTATTGGTATTAAAGTGAAATATCTGTTCTGATAATAGAGTTATTATCAGAATACAATGCAACTAATTGGTCTCTAAGAACTTTATCTTCATCGCGTAAATTCTCAAAGCCATCTTTCTTAACACGTTTCTCAATTCCAAGATAGTGATTATAAAAGTCTGCCTTTAGTTCTTTACTGGATTGGCCGGGTGCAAGATTAAGCCAATAAGGATCACTGATCCAGGCCTCCATAACTGACTTATCAGTTTGGAATGGTAAACAGTTACCGTCAATTGACATTTGTCTACGATATATCTCAGCTACAAAGTGCATTGGCTTTTCTATTAAAGTAATGTTGTCGCCAGCTTGACCACTGTATTCTAATTCTGGTTCACCAATACAAAGTACAGGAGATCCAAATGGTTGCATAGACTCCATAATATTCATATAGACTAGATACTGCGGACTTACGCATTGTGTCTTAGCCGCAAGGGCTAATGCAACATCTTGATTTTCAACCCAAAGCCCCAATGGGTCCATAGGAATAACTCTAGGATAATATCCGTTAGCTTCACACCAAGCAATAGCATAATCAGTATCGTGTTTGTTTTTACCTAGGTAATCAAAAATTAAAGGAGTAAACGGTCTACCCATACGATGTAGTATTGTAGCGATTGCTTCGCTATCTGCGCCACCACTAAGGCCCAGCGCAATATTAAAAGGAGTAATACGACTTAGGTACTCCTCCATAGCATCGACCCATAGTGTAGTTGATCGCTCTAGATTATATTCTAAAGTAGTACCGTAGTTGCTTACTTTAAGATGGTCTAATTCAATGTTATACATTTATAAAATTCTCCAAGTTTAAAGTTTTGTGAAATTTCATATCCTCTGTAATAAAATTACTCACGTATTTAAACCTTACCATATCTGGTAAACTAGGGACTTTAGTTTTTAGGGTGTAGTAAGTACGATTACGATCAAACTCGTAAATTAACTCTTTTGCTACCCACTTATAACTAGCCCAGTCCTTACCTACCTTTTTATCGGGGTTACTTACAGCCCATTGTTGCCAAAGTTCGGTATTCCAGAAATGTATTAAACTATTATTTACCCAATCTAAATCTAACAATTCTTCAGGCTGAGCATGACTTAATATGCGAAATTCTACAGCTTGCCATTTCATAGTAAAGTTAATCCACCACATGTAATCGTGTAAACTAGTGATCCCGTTAGGATTTAGTTTAAGCACGGGTTCTATAATATCCATGTACGTGCGGGCGTCTTCTTTAGAGTTTAGTTTCTGGGTAAAAAACTGTAGGGCATAGTCTTGATACGGGGCATGGGCAATAGTGCGATCATTTAAACGATCCATTACCATGCCCAAAGTTAAACTGCCAAATACATTGTCTGCAAACTCTCCAGTAAGCACAATATGATCTTTAGTTAGATAACGTTCAAATCCGTTACTACTGGCCATACGGAACTTAGTAATATACTTTTTATAAAATTCTGGGTTCTCTGCAATACTGGCTTCATTAAGAATAACCAATGTGCGATCAAATATATCTTGATCACCTAGTTGTAACAATAGAACCATAAGCAATGTACTATCTATACCGCCACTGTACATAACAACAAATTGTTTTGTAGAGTTGTATTTTACATATTTGATAATATCCAACATACGTTCATTACAAATCTCACCGAACGTTTTTGTTGTATATAGATTGTTAGGCATAGGGTAAAGGTTTTTAATCTTTACCGGCCATTTAATTGTTTCTGTTCGATCATATAAACTAATGCTAGGATTGAATAATCTTTTAAACGGCTCAGTACGGTTAAGCACAGGATACAGGTCTAAATTTTCTTTTGAATAGAGATCTATAGGATTATAGTATAACAGGTTCATAGTAATACGTTTAACCAACTCTCTCTATACATTTTATCTTTAAGGGTTTGTATTTCTTCTTTATTAGTACACTTGCGTAGATCTCGTAGATATAACATACGTAGACGTTCTGTATTTGCATAAACATCTTTAGCTAATTCTGCTTTAAAAATAATTTGATTTGCGGCCTGTTCTAAGGTACATGATTCTATATTGGCAAAATCTCTAACCATAGTACAATCACTAACATCACCGTTATATACTAATCTAGCCTGACGTTCTTTTTCTAAGTATACTAAGTCTTGTTGATTAACCACCGGACTTATTTTAGCACGAGCATAATTGATTAAGTTAAGGATTTCATAATAGGCCCATAGTTTGAGTTGTAACAATTGACTACGAGCTTTAATTTCTTCGCCGCCTACCTTAACTAGATTGTTAGCCATAAGACTAGGTTTGTACATCCATTCCCATGTCTTTGCTTTAAGACTTTCTACATCAGTGGCACTGAGATCATGTATACCTAATACCAGCTGACAATCGCACTCACCCTCTACTAGCCATAATAGATGTTTTCTTTCAGGGGTAACTGCTAATACTCTATACTCCGAGTCCACTACTAATGGTTGATATATCATTTTAAAAAAGGTTTAAACAATCGGCAAGGATCAAATTCCCACCATTTACCACTAACCTGTGTACCAAAGTCAAATGAACCGGGAGACTTATGATGGTTGTTATGCCACCCTTGTCCCCAGGCAAATAGACCTAGTACAGGGACATTAGTAGACCAGTCCGGTAAGTCAAAGTTTCGGTAACCTGCCTTAGGCGTGTGTCCGAAAAGGTCTACTAAGTTTTCCTGATGTTGTGCTAGAGTCATAGGAATAATCATTCCGTATAATGCTAGTCTAATATCAATGATGGCAACTGCAATAACAGTAAGCCAAATAATTTTGTTATAGTGTTTATGTACGTACACTTGAAAAGGATCACGTAACAAGTCTACGGCATATTTTAAATTAACATCTGTAGGTTTAAGTTTTGTCATCCAACCCATATAGGCGCTCCACTTACCGTAATACGGACTATGGAAATCTTTCTCTGTATCTGCATGAGGGTGATGATACCCCCTGTGCATTGCGGCCCAAAATATAGCACTACCTTGGCAACCAAACATACCTAATATTGTTAATACTTTTTTAGTTTTGTTGTTTACTGGCAATGCTTTATGACTTAAGATTCTATGGAATCCAATAGCAATACCTAGACCACTAAACATAACCCAACCAACAAAGACAGCCCATAACCATATCCAATCATGGAATGTAATCATAGACATTACAGCAACTACAAATAGAATATGTACTGGAATAGTAATATTCTTTACATGAGGATTATTAATCATTTTTATATCCTGTCTTATATAAATTCTTTAGTACATTGACATCTGGTCTATGTTCTTGTCTAAGTATATGGTGTCTTATTACCATATCCTTAGGCCACAATGTGGTCCTCATTAAAATTACCCAAAATTCATTATAGGCTGGTCGTTGTAACGCAGGAACAACATGATCAAAGTTGATATCATATCGCTTACGTTCCGGAACTAATGAGCCCCATATTTTTTCGTGTGCTCTAATATAAACTACTGGAATACTACTATAGTACTCAAACAAGTATTTACTTTCTGCAAAATTAATAGCATGACTCATTAGGTCAGCTATACCTTTCATTGGTGCTATTGATTTTACATCAGCATCGCTTACTACTTTTTGTAAATACCAAACTGGCCTTGCAGTATTCAACTGCATATTTAAATAACTGATCAATTGATCATTCTCAAAATATCCCCAGCATAGATACGTTGGGTTAGACTCTTCTAAATACAGTTGATTGAAGTTACTCTCACTCCAGAAATGTTCTGTATTTGCTTCAGCGGTTGTTACTCCGGCATGTTTATCGTGAGATATTGTAATGCGTTTAAGATCGTCCTTGTGTTCTTTACCTAGTAACTTGATCATATTGTAGCCGTTTAATTAATTCATTGACCTCTGTCAAGTATATAGTGTCATGGTCGATATCTGCGTTTTCACCTAGATCTAGATAAACTTTATTGTTTAAGAACATAACATTTTCATATCCATGGTACTTTGGTCTGTCTTCAAAATTATAGTATCTTGCATATACTTTTGGCTTTGTACTCATTAGACTATACTTGTAGTCTATCTTATCAGTAACTAGATCAGTTACTAGCGGATCAGTTAGGTAACTGTATATCTGTTCCGGTGTGTAGCAAAAGAACTCTGATATTAGATTTGTACCAGTAGACAACGCATACTTAAAATAACTAATGTCGTTGTCTTCTCTAACTGTATGATACCATTTATAGGAATACGTGCCATCATTTGATGCATAAAACTTATTAATATCTGGTTCTCTATTTAAAAAGATTTCGCCACCTAGTATGTAGATATCATCCTTATTGTGTAATATATCTAATACCCGCATAACAATCATCATGGCTAACTGTTTTACTTGATACCTATCATTGAAAAAATAGTGTTGCTGTTCTTTTACAAAAGTAGCAGGATCTATTTTTATGGTTCTGTAATTAATACTATTAGAGGCACAAAATTTATAAGCATACTCGATGTCATGCTGGTTAGTACATAAATCTATAATAACACAATCAAAGGGAACACCGGCATCCATAAAAGCCATAAGCATGATTTCACTATCAATGCCACCACTATAAAATAGTTTAATACGTTGACCTGGTCGTGCTTTGCTGTAAATTAATCTGGCCGCACGTTGGTTCTCAAATCGCCAATCTCCAGCTGGACCACCACACTTGCCTATACTACAAGAAAATTTATCATACGTGCTATTGCGGTACACAAATGGAATTCCATTATAGGCAAACTGGTAATGATTGTTATGGGTAAACTCAAACATTTACTTTCCTACTGGCATAGCAATTAGGTCCAAACTCAACACCTTCATCAAACCAATCAGATGTTTGTACAAAATTTACTTTTGCATAAGTGGGCCAAGCAGACTGTCTAGGTATAGTCCACAAATGGGTAGACTGCCAGTCTTTAGCCTGTAGTATAGAACATTCTAGCACGATTCTTGCATAGCCGGCTTTACGGTGTTCTGGATCTACCCATAGCCCTCTACTACGGGCACTACCATCAGCACATCTAACAACACTATTAACTGCAACAATTTTATCTGATGATCTGACAGAAAAGAAAATAGGTACGGACTGCATATTACGCATGTCGTACCCGCCTAGGTATTGCATAGCACTAGTTGGTTCTATTGCACTCTGACGCCCTACCCACAAGTAGTCACGCCATATAGGCAGTACTTCTCCCCACGTGGCTGTTCCTACTAATAAGTTCATTGGAGGTCAAGTTTACCTTTAAATTCAGTTAATTCTCGTTTGCTTAGACCATATGCCTTAGCAATATTATCTTCACCTCGTTGATCTTCGTTTAGTTCTATCCAACGTTGTTTACTAATTAGTCTTTTTACTAAATTAATTTCCATCATACTTAACCGCATACTATTTTGTTGATAGTCTTCGAATGCTTGACATACTTCCGGAAATAATGGTTTAGCCAATTGATACATAGCATTAGCAAAGTCACGAATTTCTTTTTGTGCATGTGGATCAACACGTAGTCTAACCATATGCAAAAAGTTCTTTAGATTTGCTTTCCAATACAGTTCGGTATATCCGCCAACTGGTAATACCATACGACTTAGTTCACGGGCAACACCGTCGCCGTCTTTACCTAATAGGTACTCGTACTCTTTATAGCTGTTGTGTGAGCTACGCATAAAGGCATGCTGGTAGTCTTGACGTTTGTTAAAATCCCACTCGTCAAATTCTTCGCGCCCTTGTTTGTTTAATGTACTTTGTGGAGCAATTTGATCTAGTTCAGGAATATAAAACTCATCAGTCATTACGCTATAACGAGCAGAGTATTCATTGATACTAGCAGTACGATGACGTACAAGTTGTCGCATTACAAAGATAGGCATCTTTAAATGAAACTTAACCTCACACATTTCAATGGGAGTAGTATGCTCATGACGTACAAGATATCTAATCAAATTACGATCATCTTGTACTTGTTTTGTGCCTGCACCATAGCTTACTCTTGCGGCTTGTACTACTGCCGCATCGTCGCCCATGTGATCAATTAATCCAACAAACCCATGATCTAATACAGGAACATAGTTTGTATCTTGATCAAAATTAATCTCACTTCTTTTTGTAATTGCGTTTACCTTTAGATTTCTTTGGATCGTTTAAATGTTTTTCAAGTAAGGCCGAAACAAATCCGGTTACGTTTTCTTTAAGTTTTTGACTGTCCATTGTTATTTGGACGTCTGCAATCATTTTAGAATATTCTTCTAAACCTTTACGTTCTAATATGTTTTTAATGTTATCAATGTCAGTGATATCTTCAGCCGCAAAACTTAAAGTTCTGCCGTCACGTAGTATTACTGTAATTTCCGAAATATATTGTACTGGTACTTCGTGCATCACAACATCATTGAGGATGTCGTCAAAACTACGATCTTTTTTTCTAATTGGCATTGTTAGTCCGTTAAGTGACCTTTGCTGGTCATGTTTTGTTCATACTCTAATGCGGCAACGATTACAGCGGCGGCCTTAACAAGACTATCATGAAACTGCGCTCTATTAGGTACAACTTTTTTTCGATAAACATCTTGTAGCAGGTAATGACTAGCTATCGCTACCCAATCATTTGGAGTATTCATTAAATCATACTCGCTACCTGCTACATTTGCTTGTCGTTGTCTTTCTATTTTAACATCATCTAAGATTTTGTCAAGCTGAGACATTGTCAGTTTCTTTTCTTGGACGTCCTACTGGTCTTTTTTGAGGATCTAGATCCTCTGCTTGTTTGCGTAGATCTGATGCCTGCTTTTCATACAAGACTGCCTGATTACGTAAGTTAGTAGCAATAGATTTGTTATCTAAAACTTTTTCACCTACAGTTTGATCATCACCATTCATAGAAGCTAATTGATTATTAAGTTCTTCGAGGTTGATTTCAACATTAGGACCCGGACGCATAATAATATTACGAGTAGGCATCTTTTTAATATACCCTTTCTCGTGCATACCAGTTAGCATGTTTGATCCATCTGATAAGAACTGACGATTAGCGTACACATAAAAGTCTAATGCTTCTTGTGCTGTAATGCTTTCGACTGCATTCATAATATCACTATGATAGCGATCTGGTAATGTATCAGTTTCTACTACCAAACAAAAATTAGGTTCGTTTGGTACCTGACGGAATACTACTACAACTCTGGTGCCGACATCTTTTATGATGCCAACGTGTCTGAGAAATGCCATTATAATCTCCTTATTCGGCAGTTGGCTCTGCTGGTGCTTCACCTTCAGCTGGCGCTGTAGATTGAGCTTGATCAGCCGCGGCTTTATCTGCTTCTTCTTTTTGCTTAGCCTGTGCTTCAGCAACAGATTGGATAAAGGTGGTAATCTTTTCATAGATAGTACCAACGGCTTTAGCTTCACTGCCTTTGAATGCGCCACGTTGTGTAGCCAAATCAATTACGCTAGCGGCTAATTGTAAGTCTTGAACATTTAGTTCCATGTTTAGTTCTCCTATTAAAACATAATTTAATGTAGTTTTATTTAGCCACATTAATTTTCTGTATCTTATCTGACCATGCACTCAATTCAAACAAAAAAGAATCCTCTGCTGATTCTAGTTCGATCTGCACACTCGATTGACCTTCAGAAATACGAAATGGCCCTGTGGCATTCAGGGCCAGGTAGTCTTTGACTATCCAACTTATATTGTCTACTTCTGATGATTCCGAAATGGGAATCTCATATCTAAACATTAGTGTTTGTGGTCATAGTAGGCAGTTACTCCGAACGGTGCCTCAATGTCCTTGCCAGAATTAATAACCCAAAGGGTATCACAGTAGTTCTCATCACCCCAGCTACCACATGGGTAACCGTCAGTAAACACTACCAATTGTTTTGGAGTAATGTCTTCACGTTTCATAAATTCCCAATTGGCTTCGAAGTCAGTTCCGCCACCACCACCAGGCTCATAATCCATAATATCATATGACCCATTATCGCTGTCAAAGTCTTCAACTGCACACACTTCGGTATCAAAACACCAAATTTTGATTTTCCAGCTGTCATAATTATCCATGATACCTTTGACTTCAGTAAGGAAGTCAGTTACCATATCTTCACTAATACTACCTGAAGTATCAATTGCTACGCACAAGTCTACTTCTTCCGCAGGAGTCATACCAGGAAGTACTGCACCAGTATGCCACGCCTTGCGTGAAGGACGAGTAAAAGAATAATCGTTTTTAAGCAAGCTCTCAAGTTGAATACGCAACAGGTCCTTCCAGTTCATTTTTGGTTGAGTGAACTGTTTAATTAAACGAGCTACTGCGGCAGGGGTTTTACCTGCACCTGCGGCTTGAGCACTTTGCAATACTGCATTTTTAATTTCGTCTTGCAGGGCTTTACGTTCTTCGTCAGTAAGTTTCTTACCAAGACCGTGACCTTCTTCGCCCTCGCCTTCTTCACCATCACCTGTCATATCCAAGTGTACATCCAAAGGCATTTTGATAGTAACAGCATTCTTCATTAAAGAATCGTATACTTCTTCTGTAGTCATGTCTTTGTATTTAGAGTCCAGACAAATGTCTACTTGACGGATAACTTGGCCAATGCGTTCTCGGTCTAGCAGATAGTTAATAACAAAGTCACCTGCCATATTCCACACTTGCGGTTGACGCTCGCCTCGACGAATCATGTGTTCAAATACACAATGCATCACTTCGTGAGCAATAAGGAACATCAATTCATCATCGTTAAGTTTAGCAACGAAGTTGACATTGATGAACATGTTGCGTCCATCTACTGCGGCTGTTGGGATTCTGTCAGTGGCATCTACAATCTTAAGACGAGTTGCCAGGTTACCAAAGAAAGGATGTTGAAGTAGCAATCGGACTCGAACTTTAGTTACACGGTCTTTTGCTTTTGCGAATTTTACATTGTCTAATGGTGCAATGTATTCTTCGCGTTCTATTGTAGGTGTTGCTGTAGTCATTTGTGCTCACTCCAAAATTTGTTGCTGTATGTATATTATACGTTCTTTTTTATTATTTGTCAATATAAAAGCCGGAGAGTAGCAAACTAAGTCCACACACTCTCCGGGGAGCGCAATCTTACTTATTGTCAATATCGATAACAAGGTGAGCATACTTCTTAAAGAACTCTGGGAAGTTCTTAAGTTTCTTGTGCTCAAACGGTAGTGCATAGCTCTTCAATGCTGTATGGGCACCCATAATAACCATTTCAGGTTCAAAGTTCTCCATCATATACTGGATGAAGTATTCGCACATTGGATGCCACACATCCAACTTACCATCCTTCTTAGCATTGTCGTATGCGTCTTTCAACTCATAGCACAATGAAGTAGTCAAAGAGTACATAGCGGACACTTCTTTGATGTCCAACTTAGTTACTTTGCCCTTAAGGATGTCTGAAGGGTTAGGCAGTTTACTAGCAATCTTACGATGTGCCATAAACTTAATAGCAAGTCCTTCGCCAACGCAACCGGAAACAATATCAGTCTGTGTAGACTCTCTCATTCCATCTTCTAGCAAGTCGCTAACAAACGCCCAAGAACGAGGTGTAGCAAACGAACGGTCATGTTGTGTAGGATCAAAATTGTACAAGTCATTTTTAGCAAAAGACAAGTAACCAACCACGTCACTGTGGATACGATTCTTCAAAGCCCATTTTTGCCAATCTTCAAAGTCCACACGTAGTTCCAAGTGAACGAAACGATTTGCTAGCGGACTAGGCATACGATATGTAACACCCTTGTCTGACATTCGGTTACCAGCGGCAACGATGCCAACACCCTTAGGCAATTTATAAGTACCAACCTTACGGTTAAGTACAAGTTGATATGCCGCGGCCTGTACAGCAGGCGCCGCACTTACCAATTCGTCTAAGAATAAGACGTCAGTGGCATCTTCGTTAGTAGGAAGTTCTGCAGGTGGAGCCCACTTCATAGTGTTCTCAGCAGAATTGTAATATGGGATACCTTTAATGTCTGTAGGTTCCCACAAGTTAAGACGCACGTCTGTTACCGGACGATTATCTTCAAGTGCAAGTTCAGCGATAAGATCTGACTTGCCGATTCCGGGAGGACCCCAGATCATCACAGGGCGACCTTTTGAAAGTGCCTTGCGGATAATAAACTTTGCCTCGCTAATTTTAACTGTACGGGCGTCAGTTACATCCGATTGTTTACGTGCCATTTTGCGCTCTCCTAAATATTGTTGCTAAGTCTTAATTATAACGTCAATTGATTTATTTGTCAATGACAAAAGGGGGGCCAAGCCCCCCTTTTATTAGGCTTCAGCAACCTTGGAAAGGTCGGTACCTTCCGGCAACACCTTAGCAAGATAGCCTTCAGCGACAATCTCAGCCTTAGTCATTGCACGGGGCAACTCAATGAAGTCTACATTAGTGTGACCGTTCTTAATAAGAATCTTCACACGAGTCTGGTCGTTAGTATAACGAACCTTTGTTTTGCCTTTAAGGGCAGATGAACCAACGAAAGTAAAAGTCTTGTTTGACATAAGTATCTCCTGATACAAGTTAATGAACAACTAGCACCTTGCTAGTAACCATAATGTTACAGTCAATCCATTTATTTGTCAACCACTTTTTGAACAATTTTGAACAAACTGTACAAACTATTTGTGGTGTTTTTAAAAGGATCTTTTGTATCACTATTCCATAAGTATAGCAAAAAACGAATTATTGGTCAACCGTTTTTTACCATAATTTTATCCAAAAAAGTGTTGTTTTTGTGCCACACTTTTGTCCTGCAGGGCTTCAAAAATTTGCCCTAGAGGAACATCATTTTCTGCGTAGCCTTTTGTTACACAATCCAAATAGTATTGTGCAGGCTCATTGTCTTCATATCCCGGTTGCATAAAGTAAGTGATAGCTCTAACGGTGCGTCCGTTATGTTTTACTTTCACTATCTTTCGATCATAGTAAACTGGATAGCCTTCTAAACGATCTAAACTGTCTAGGTCTTCTTGTGTTATTGCCCATAACACACCGTCGACCTCTGAAAACTTACGTGATACTACATCAGCATGAATAGCAAATCGAAAATAATGATTAGGCAAGATAGCCGCCCCAAGATTTGTTGCAGTTGGACAGCGATCTTTCATCCCATCTAAATTAGTGTTCATGCCGTAGGAAAAATAATAGTATTGTTTACTCATTTAAAAATAATCTTTCCATAGCCTGTTTTTTATAATCAGGATCTAATGCTACTACATTAGTAGATACATCGTTTTGTGAAAAGTCTACACCTGTTGTACGTTCAGATAATGAACTATACAACCGACCGTACAATCTAGAAAACCATTCATATTCTGTTTCTTCTGTGTCTCGAAGAACTCGCTGACGAGTGTGGAAATTCCAGTAAGAACCTTTTTGACGCAAGGGTTCTTGATAATCCTTAGGTAGGCTGGTTATTTTTTTACTATAGTCAGCATATAGAACTTCTTGCAAATGTCTTGGCAATGGCCCGGCATTTAATTTAGTAAGGAATGCCAAAGCCATACGTTTAGTAATGACTAAGTTATTCCATACTGCCCATGTATCATCTAAGGCAATAGGATACCTACTGATAGAACTCATGAGCATTGCTTCTTTAATATAGACTTCGTCCATCTCCGAGACTCCATACAAGTTCTTTTTTATTTAGATATGTTTTTAATTCACTAAACGGCATATCAAAACCATACATAGTATATTTGGCCCATCTTTCAAGAAATCCATCTTCGTGAAAGTTAGCTAATCGCAGTCGTCTATCATCTAGATCGTGCTTAGTGTTAGATTCCATATAGAAACGGCCTTTGCCGTTTGTAGCAACTTGACAACAAGTAAAATCAAAATAGTCGTATACATGTTGTAACGATGCAAATTTATTTTTGATAATGATTTGTAATTTCCAATTATGATCGTCTTTCCAAAAGTCATAACTAACAGCATTGGCAGTGACAAAACTTTCAACGGCACCTATTGTTTTAAACGCATTGATTAATTGTAGTACTTGAGAATCATCAGCTACCCAAATATCAACATCATTGATAGTTTCATCTTGATATAAACATCGTGCCGCACCACCTGCAATCCAAGGGCCATTTACATAGTCAGGATTGATAGCAGTTACTAATTCTTCCGGTAAATGTTTTTGTCCTACGTATGTATTAATCAAGGCCATCTTTCTTTGGATGTTTAGTTTTACGTTTGTACGCTTTCTTCTGTTCCTCCACACGGCCGCGGAAAGGTAACGTATTATCAAACAGAGCTTGATGAGCACGTATCTTAGGGGCCTTAACTATGAAGGAAAGAGTCTTTGTTTTCATGATATCGTATTTAATTCCACTTGTTCAATTTGATTATTTTTAAGGTTTACTGCTTCTTGTTTTAGAATCCCTGCCATAACTTCGAGAGTCTTAATGCGAGATTCAATGCTAGCTTCTTCTTGCCTCATTGAGATGAAACCATTTTTAATGAGGAGTTCTATTTGATCGATATTCATAGTGTAACGCCTTTATGATAAATTGTCAAGTGTATTCTACTACTTTAATACCTGCGGCCTGAATTGCACTTTGGCATACTGGACATGGTTTTGCCAGCAATGGTTGTCCTTCTTTACCAAAACGACTAATAAAAATCTTGTGTGCTTTACTAAGGTCTCGGCATTTTACAATAGCATGAACTTCGGCATGAAGGTAATGTTTATCTGGCATGCCTACCTTGTTGGCATGTCGAGCCTGCAACGGATGGGTCTTAATATAAGAATTCTGCCCTATACTAAGTGCTCTACCCTTCTTATCGTAAATGATTGCTGTCAGGCTTTGTTTAGCCCGGGCTTTCATAGCGAGAGAGTGGCCCAGAATGCCGTTTGTTCAAGGTCTGTTTGGAACTCTGGATAGACTTCATTTAATTTTTCCTTACTGACCTTTTGATATCCTTTACGAGTCTTGCTGTCAATCAATCTATACATGTCACGATAGGTTTCGCTACTGACTTTAGTCTGTAGTTTCTTGCCACGACGACCCCAGAATACACATACTGTATTGTCGTTTTCACGAAGTTTAATTACACCCCAGACCTTATCGTGATTGTCTTCTTTACACCAGCCGATAAATTCGTAGTTCATTCTTACCTCGCTAGTATGTCTACGACACGTTGTTGAAGTTGATCCATTTCTTCTTGTTCAACATAAAAGTCAGTGGTAGGATCCCAATACTGACCTGCTTTAGGATCGTAGTATAGTACTCTACCTACAAACCAAAACGGTCCTTCAAGCCCTTTACGGGGTTGCCATTTGGCATCTCGATCATTAATTCCGATGACTTTATAGCCCAT